CGAACGTCACTACGTTATCACGCTCGTATGCCTGAAGTTGGCTGCCGCAGAGGCCACTTCGGCACGCCTTGGGTTGAAGCCCGCGACCGAACTGAAGATACTCATAGAACCCGTTTCGGATTCGGATGGCCCGGCCACACACGGCAACGTCTGTGAGCCGCCCAATCTCGCGCGGCGTGACCACGTAGGCTGCGCCGCTGTTAACCGAGGCCGTCAGGTTCAGCGTGACTGTGCCGCCCCACCATCCCTCGCTCGGGGCCATCGGGTCCATGAGCAGCCGCTCCTGAGAGTCATTGCAGTATGCGACGACCTGCGGATCGGCTTGGCAAATTCCAGTCGCTTCGGCTGGCCATTGGGCGCGAAAAACTGAAAGAGTAGGCCGCATCATAAAATCACATTAGGTCCGGGTTTGGTTTGGTCAAGTAAGGTGTCCGCTGCAATTTAGACTGCCGGCGCCAATCATAAAAGCACCCGCTTGCCACGAGACCAGCACGGTGATGCTTGCAGGCACGCCCCCAGTGTCAGGAACGGTGAACGGAAAATCATAAGTGCCAGGAGCGTGCGTTCCAAACGTGGGCAGTTGTTTGCAGGTTTCACTCAAAACCCAAGTCACGTCCGATTGGACTCCGATTGAGAAAATAGCACCTCCGGGAACAGCACTAATCATATTGGTCGCATTCACATGAAGATTGCAGTTCGCGGCGGGTCCGTTGTAAAGCAGGGTGCCGGTGCAGTCGGCGGTATCATTTGTGCCCCCGCCGCCGTCTCCACTCGCCTGGACGCTGAAACTTGCTCCTGAAAGCGTGCCCGTTGGAGTATGCTGGTAGATGTTGATTGGCCCCCAAACCAAATTGTCCCAATCCAGCCCGGCAGGCGGAGGGACAAGCCCAATCGTGACCTCCTGCGTGCATTCCGCCTCCTGAAGCCCGCTGTCGATGATCTTGACCTGAAACTTGCCGGTGCCCAAGGACGTTGGCGTGCCTGAGATCAGCCCCGCCGCGTTCATCACCAGCCCCGGAGGTAATCCATCGGGTGCGACACTCACGTTCTGGAAGCTGACCGGCTGTTGCCCGCCATCCGCCGCAAGCTGGTAGGTGTAAGGCGTGCCAACCGTGATGCTGGGGATCGTGCTGGTGACGAGGCCGAACACCCAGAGCGTGTCTGTGACCTGAACACGGACGCCCGGCATCCCGTCGCGCACGGCCAGAATGGTGTAGTTGTATTCACCCGGCGAGGTCGGGGTGCCCTGGACTTCAACCGAACGCGGACCCGCTGACACTAGTGCCGTTCCGGGGGCCAGAGCGCCCGCGATGACGCTGAAGGTGAACGAGCCGGTGCCGCTGACCGTGTACTTGTTCTGGGCAGGATCGAGAGCAGAGCCGAGACAGACGTAACCGGGATTGGCGGTGAGGCTTGGCCCGCGAGCGGAAGTTCCGGGAGTGCCCGGTGGAGAGCCCGGAGGTGGCGGAATGACGGGCGGGGGATTCGTGCCGGGCGGCGTGCGCAGCACCATTCCGGGCACGTCAATGCAGGCTCGCAGCGCCCATACCTGCTGCAATGCCGCCGCTTCGGCCCAAGCGTTGGCGAGTTGAACCCAAACGGGGCCGAGTTCTGGTGGCAAGGGGCCGCTAATGATTGTGCCGGCCTGGATGGTGTAAGTGAATACCGCGCCATTGGGGCAGGCTGCCGTGGCCGATTGGGAGTTGTTGGTGAACTGCTGGTAATCAGGACCGGGAGGCTGGTCCCACGTCGGCGGCTTCCAGATGAAGTCCGGCATCACCAAATCCGGCAACGGCGGGAAGGGCGGAAATGGTGGAAACGGCGGGAATGGCGGCAGCGGGGGCCAAGTGCCGGGCGGTATCTGAGGGGGTTGGCAGGTCGTTGCGTTGATCTTGGCGAGCAGGTCGGCCATGTCCTGCGACACGTCAGACCAAGTGATGTTCGAGCAATCAATCGGGACGTTGACGCCACCGCCCAGCGGCGGGGGCCGGTAGGGATCATAAGGCGTCCAGCCCACACCGGCAAACAGCAACGGGTCTGGGGATTCTGATGACGTGTTCGTAATCGGGTCATCGACTCCGGGACAGCCCGTATTGATGATTTTGCAATCGGTGCGTTTCATCAGTCAGTAGTTACGGCCCAGCCTTTGCCGATCAAGTTTGCCTTGGCCGTTGCTCCATCGGGCGGGCCAGCATCGGGCGGACTTGCAGGAACCTGAAACTTAGTCGAGGCGGTCCCGTTCAAAAGACCAGCAGAGTCCAAATCGAACAGGATAGTGTTGACTGCTAACACAGCCAGACCACAAACCTCAGCGTTCAAATCGAGCAACGCGGTGTTGGTGCTGATATTCAGAGAAGGGAACTGGCTATTCTGGCAATGCAACGTCGCCAAATTGGTCAATCCTATTAAGCTGAGAGTGAAAAGAAGGGCGCCCTCCGCGCTGCAATCCAAATTCACCAATGCTGTGAGAGTGCCAATACCAACAATCGTAGCTAGATTGTTCGCCGAGCAATTCAAAGTTTGCAGGGTCGTCAACCCATTGCAGTGCAGGTCCGGCAGCAGACACCCGTGGCAATCAATAGTGACTATGGACGAGCACCCAACAATTAGCAGCGCCGTCATCGTCGCGTTGAGTGAGCAATCCAAAGTGGTCAGGTGAATGCACGTATGAACGTCGAGTGTGACAATCGCACATGCAGCGCAATTCAAAGTGACGAGCGATGGAGTTGTTGTCAGTGTGGCCAGAAGCGTGCAGCCATGTGCGTCCAAAGTAGTCAGATGAGTGCAAATGTGGACATCGAGCGCCGGTAGGGTAGTGCAACCGTGGCAATCCAAACTGACTATTGCCGTGTTCGGTATCAACGAAGTCAGAAGTGGATTCACCGAACAATCCACTGTTGTCAGAACCGGATTCCCGCTGAAATCCAAGGTGACTAGATTGTTCTGGGCACAAACAAGCGTTTGCAGCGCGGGAAGAGAATTTAGGCCCAGAATTGATGTGATAGCTGGGTTTGCCGGTCCAGGAGGCATACCAGGGAATGGAGCATTTGGAAAAACCAGCGATGTGACGGTTGGCTGATCGGCCAGAATGTTGAACTCGGCCAGCGTGCCGCTGTTGGCCCCGCCCGAATCCACCCAGTCAATCACCAGCGACGGATCGGCGTAGCTGAATGGTACGACAACGCCGGTCGTAAAGTTCCACGTGGAACCTGTCGTCGTCCCGTCCGCGTTCACCGCGTCTATCCGCCAAGTAAACGGCGTGCTGTTGGCCAGAACGCCTGGGTTGTAAGTAGTTCCCGGCTGGTTTCCGATGAACGCTCCATTGAACCACACGTCATAGCTGGTAGCCCCGCCGCCGTTGGACCAGGAGAGAATCGGATTGAGCACGTCCACGGCCCCATTGAGCGGCGTCGGATTGATCGGTTGCTTGGGCGGGTTCTTCGGCGGCGTCGGGGGTGTTGGGGCCGGAGGCGTGAAATCCGCATTCGGCACAGGCGGCAGGCTGGCGGGCGGAAACTGAGAAATCACATTGGGCACGAATGGCGACGGTATCAGGCGCGGCAACTGAGCCATACCTTGCGGTACTGACGACGGACAGGCGATACCATGGTACTGCGGGTCGGTATGCGGGATGGCGTAGAGGATTAAGCCTCGTATCCGGCACCAACCCCGGATCATTACCTTCGTCTGGAACTGGTAGCCGATAGTGGTTGGACGAACACCCATTGAATCGCACGAGTGCGGCGGCGGCTCCGGGAATACGATGGGCCACTTATACCCCTCACGAAACGGCTCACAGGGATAGGCGGCGGTGGGCGAGTCGTAATCCTCGCACCGGGCCGAGCAAAGGTCCGTGATCAACCAGCGGCGCCAACACGGGTCCGCGTCTGTTCGGTAGTAAACCTCGATGTCAACCCGACCCGCCACTTTGTCCACCCAAAGCTCTCCGCCCTTCAACTGTTTCAGCTTAAATTCAAGTCCAGCAGTGCCCCAGGTGAACGCCGGGAACTCAGGCGACCAGAGAACGCGGTTGTCTCCGTTCTCGAAACGGTTGGAATTGGTCAGTTCCCAGACGTTGATCGACCCGTCCACATCTGAGAGGACGACAGCGAACGCACGGGGTAAGCCGCCAAAGTCGCCCTCGAATAGTTGCAAAACGTTCAGGGCGTCGAGAGCGCCTTCCCATACCGGAGGCGTGAGAACCGCTGAGGTGCTACTGTCCCCGGTGGATTGCGTGGACAGGTTGCTGACGACATCAAAATCAAGCGGGAGCATCGCCCGGTGAATGACGTTGATACCGTCGCTGGCCACTTGTGGCAGCACGGCCATCAAAAGCCGGTTATCGAACACGATGCCGCTGCTGAATCGCATTAGGGCGCGGTTGTTCTGAGCCAAGGCGCGAAGTTCATTCTGGCTGATCGCGGTGTTGCCCCACTGGTTGTATTGCCGCACAGCCGTGATGAGCGAGCGAATGCCGGGCTCGAAACTTTGGTAAAACCAGTCGCCATTCGCAGCCACAACACAGCAATCCCCTACGGCTCCGTTAGCGCGTTGAACCGGCACAATGCTGGGTCCGTTGGAACTATCCGCGTTGATCCAATCTGTCCGGGTTGGAGGAACGGAGAGCGCGAAGACGGATTTTCGGGTCCAGATGAGCAATCGGCTTTGGCCCACCGATTCGTTGAGGTTGATTTCCTCGCGCAAGGCCCGGATGTTGCCAGCGGTCGTCGGGAGCGTGAATCCATCCCCGCCAAAACAGAGCGGGTTTTCAGTCACACTCAAGATCGAGTCCCGTCTGTGGTAGAACGGCGTTCCAGATGGCCCCCCCGCGATGTCGCCTGCCGCCACGCCTCGGCCCAGTGCATACCAAATTCGGCTGCCGTGATACCACATGGAAGTAGCTGCCGGGATTTCGTTGATGCCCGGCGCCATCGCTGGCGCTACGGGCGTCGTGATGCCGAGCGACCGGCGCAGCGTGAATCCGTTCCAGATCAAGGGCAGGGTCCGGTCGGCATCCTTCGAGTAAAAGAAGTAGTCGCCGGCCTGGATAACCGCGAAGTCTTCACCCTGAACAAAGAAAGCAAACTCGGCGGCAACGGGATTGAGCAAGGTCGGGTCGCCCTTGGTCAAATCCGTGATGGTATAGGGCGGCTCAAGCAGGGCGCTGTAGAGCACCCCGGACACCTGGCACAAGAGGTATGGGTTTGCGCCATCGGGCTCGTAGATCATGCCCATCTGCCACTTACCCGAGGCGATGAGCCTGAGCAACGGCTGAAAACCCGTTCGCTGTGTAATCCCACCGCCGCGAACGGTCGCGTTATTCAACCACGCCAAGGAATTGCGCGGAAGACCCTGTGGGTTCAGCGTGCTTTGGACCGTAGTGACCAGCGACGAGTCAACACCCCCGGCCCATGAGAACGATCCATCCGGGATGTAGATTATATCAGCGGCCTTGGCCATAACTACTGGCTCCCGTATCCGCCATTGTAGAGGCGCGTCACTTCGTCAGAGCTTATGGCTCGATTGTAGTAACTAGCATTCTCTATGGCTCCTACGAAGTAAGCTCCCGGGGCATCACCAGCTCCAACCGCGCACCCGATTGAAAATGAACCAGTACCATCATTGTAATAAGCGCAGGTAACTGATGAAGTGGAACACACCACCGAGTTGGTGTATAGGACCGATCCATTTTGGCTGACGACAAAAACTATTTGGGTCCATACGGCAGTAGGTATGTCGGTTGAACAGGTGACCTGATTTGCGCAAGGCCCCGCGCCATAGACATAACATCTGATCTTGTGTCCGGTAGCATTCAGATCAATCTTTGGACAATAATCAGGTAATGTTGGCTCGTACTTTGAAGCCATTGTTCCAAATGCATTTTGAGAACTGCTCGGAAAAACCCAAAGGCACAGACTCAAAGCAGAACCCGGATTTAGAGTGATTGAATTCGGAACTTTCAAATAACCGGAATAGAAATAGACGCACGATCCGAGAAGCCCATTTGTCCAAGTGTAACCACTGTTCAAAGTTCCGTTATTTGCTAACCCAGAATAGTCCCGCACGGCGGTCCCGGTTCCTTCATTCATTGGCCAGAACCCGATCAAACCGAACTTCGAGGATGGGTTGATGCCGAACCCCCCAGGAGCCGCCGAGACCGAGAGTGCAAAAAACAGTAAAAGTAATTGTTTCATGGTTTGATCGTCTGCCAGAGGGTGTTGGTATTTCCCGAACTGTCACCTTGGATGTCCACCCACTGACGACTGAAGGCGGTGTTGGTCGGCATCGTAATCACTTGACCGTAGATCGTCGGCTGGGTGTAGTTGGTATTGAAGAGAACCGTGTTGGTCAGCCCTGATCCCTGAATAATCTCCAGCCTCGCCCATCGCATTGGCGCGGTGTTGGTCGCACGAACGTAGGCGTTGGTCCCGTTCAAGGTCAGCGAGAAGGCGTTGCCCAAGGAAAGGTCCACCGTCACGTTGGTCCCTGAGATCGTGAGGCTGTTGGTTGCCGGGAAGACGTTGGTTGCCGCAGGCACAATGCCGTTGACTTGGCTGCCGTCGATTGTGATACCACTGAGCGCCTGTATGAAGTTCACATGGGCATCGTAGATGCCACCGTTGACCAAGTGAATCACGTCGGCCCCGGTCCCGGCGTTATCCACCTTGAGAGCGGCAACTAGCCGACTGGAATTGGTGGCGAAGAACGATTGGGTTGTGCTGATCGAATAGTCGTATTCAGTGGGCGGACCCGTCGTGATCGTCAGAGGCACTGACTGCCCCAGCTCGTAGAGGACGTTGGAAACCGTATCGTAAACGTAAATCTCATAATGGACCTGGATGGTCCCGCCTCCGCCCGTTCGGTAAGCAAATGAAGTCACAGAAATTGGCCCCTGAAGAACCTGTGAGATTGCCTGAGTGGATACCGTCTGGCGGATGTAGTCGCCGGTGTTAAACACGGATATATCCTGCGTCACGGTCACAGAAGAGGCGCTAGTCCATCCCTGGAAGTTGTTGGTCCGACCGGCGAGCGCCCCGGTGTTGGTGGTCGAAGTCAGGAACATGAACCTCCCAATGCCCCCGATCTGGTTGATGACGAAGTTTGTTGTGGCGAGGCCGTTTCCATCTGGACCATTGGTGGCGATGCTCGCCGTTGTGGCCGTCGAGGCCGAGGCAACAGTTCCGGTGACACTGCCGGAAATCCTCACCGTTCCCCCAACTGCCGTGCCAGTAAAGTGGATGTTGGTCCCGTCAACAAAGTCCAGGTTGGTATTGGAAACTGCCGTCACAGCGACCCCGTTGGTTTTAGTAAGGGAGATGGAGTTGGTCGATGCGCCCCCTGAACTAAACATGATCCAGAGGTTGTTGCTCACCGCCCAATCTGCATTGCTGACGTAGTACTGGTTGGCGATCTGGAAAAGGAGCTGGTTTGTGAAGTCTTGCCAGGATATTGAGAAGTCCTGCACGCCGGGATTCTCCCACGGCATGTAATATCCGGCGGGAACTGCCGTGATGTGGGACAGGTTGAAGATCGTGGAGTTGGCCGCACCCATCAAATTGAGGGTGCAGAACAGCGTCAGTGAACCGAGTAGTTTTTTCATGGTAAGAGCAGAGTTCCGCCGCCTGGCTGGATCACGTATCCGCCGCCTGGCAAAATGATTGAGCCGGGAATGAGGGGCGCCAGTGGCGTGATGGCCACCAGCAATCCGTTGGAGAAAAAGACCGTGTTGGAAAGGCCAGTATCGACAAAGAACAGACCGAAGTTGGTAGTCAGTCCGGTGATGAAGGCGTTCGTTCCGTTGACGCCGTTGGTTCCGTTTAATCCCGGCAATCCATTCGTTCCGTTATGGCCGGCTGGCCCCGCAGGCCCAGCAGGCCCGGCTGGTCCCGGAGGCCCCGGAGGGCCAACACCGCCGGTAATTCCGAGATACGCCCGGTCAAGCGCCGCGCTCGGCTGGCGCAATAGCCCCTGATTAAAGTAAGACACTTGCGCCAGAGCGGTGAAGCAGACCAGGACCAGCGCGATTATCGGGGCGATCTTTTTCACACGCTCAAAGGTTGAAGGGCAAAATGCACTGTACCGTATTCGTTTGATTTGTCCAAAAGGTCAAGGTAATTAGAAGTGTGCTCCGATACGGATTAGACTGGCCCGACTCCATTGACCTGCTTCAAATCGAGGTTCAGTTCATTCGCTGGGGCGGGTTCAAGACGATCTCGGGGCAGACCTTTGGTCTTGGGAATTTCCATCACTACAGGGCCGCACAACAGCTTCTTTGGCCAGACGACGATCATCACCGATGGTCTGATTTGATGCTCCAAACGATTCTGGACAACCGCATTACGGCCATAACTGGGAGCCGTGATAGCGGCAAAACGCACGTCGCCCTGGCCCGGTTCGGTCTGACCGATTACTTCTCCTTCCCCGACGAGACGCTGATTCTCGTAAGCTCCACCGACCTTCGAGGGCTGCGCCTGCGCGTTTGGGGGGATATGGTGGACATGCTCAAGCGGGCCAAAGACCGCCGTCCGTGGCTGGCGGGAAACGTGGTCGAATCGCTGCACGGAATCTTCACCGACAAACTCAGCGATGACACGCCGCTTCGGGACATCAGGAAAGGGATCATCTGTATACCCTGTCTCGACCGCAAAGGCACCTGGGTAGGTGGACTTGAGAAATTCTACGGCATCAAACAGAAGCGCAGAAAGGTGTTGGGCGATGAAGTCCAGTTCATGCACCCGTCGTATTTGGAAGTTCTCGCCAATCTTGACGAGGGCGACTTCAAGGGGGTGTTTGTCGGCAACACCATCGCCAACCGGAAGGCGCTCGACAAGATCGCCGAGCCGATTGAGGGCTGGGACAACCGGCCACAGCCGACCAAGACGGACGTGTTCAAGAACAAGTTCGACGGCGTGACGATTCAGTTGATCGGAACGGACTCGCCCAACTTCGACGGCCCCGTGGATGCGCCGGCCCGATACAAGTACCTCGTCAACCGGCAATCTGAAATACGGGTTGGCAACCGTTGGGGCCGGGACTCAGAGCAATACCACTCGCAGATTAGCGGTCTGCGCAAGACCGGCCTGTTTGCTCATCGCGTGTTGACTGAGGAAATGTGCAAGCGCCGGGGCGCATTCGATACCGTCATCTGGCAGGGTGATCCAACCACTAAAATCTACGCCTGCGATATGGGCTTTGGCGGCGACCGATGCGTGGCCGGTTACTGTGAGTTTGGTCTAGCCGTTGGTGGGGCGACCGTGTTCCGGGTCAATCCCCCGAGTGAAATCCAAATCAATGTTGATCTCGACCCCGAGGTTCAAATCGCTTCGTTCATCAAGAAGGAATGCGATGCGTTAGGCATCCCCGGAGCGCACGTTTATTTCGACGCCGGTATGCGAGCCACGGCGGCGACCTCGCTGGCCAAGATGTTTAGCCTGGACGTAAACCCCGTCAACTTCGGGGGCACCCCGACCAAGCGGCCCGTTTGTGCTGATGAGTTCGTGCTGGACAAGGACACCGGAGCCAAGCGGCTCAAGCGGTGCGATGAGCATTACGACCGATTCATTTCAGAGCTTTGGTTCAGCGTGCGGTATCTGGTGCTATCAGGTCAGATGAAAGAACTTCCGGCAGATGTTGCGGGCGAGTTTTACGAGCGCGAATGGGCCAAGGGTAAGGGCGACCGTTACGAGTTGGAAACCAAGGAGGAAATGAAGGACCGGACGGGATACTCGCCTGACTTGGCCGACTGGTTGGCCATTGCCGTCGAGGGCGCCCGGCGTCTCGGCTTCATGGTCGAATCCATGCCCGAGCACGACGGGCCACGAAAACCAGATGACGACTACCTGGCGAAAGAACTTGCCAAATACCAGCAAGAGCGTAAGAAAAGGCAGTTGTCCTACACGTAAACTTATGAGCGAGCGAGTCGGCGGAAAACGTCACCTTTGCAAATGCGGCCACCCGCGCGTTTACTCCTACGCTTACGATGCCTTTTACTGTCCCGAATGTGACGAGTGGTTGGAGCCGGTCTGCGAACTTCATGATTGCATCTTCTGCCTGAATCGGCGAACGAAGCCGAGCGATAACAAACTGTGCAGGGCAAAAACGACAACGACATTATGAGCGATACAACATTCCCGACCGGAGGAGGTTACGTTTTTTACCAACCCCAAACCGGGTGGCACAACCCAGCCGCGATGATCGGTAAATCCGCTTCGGTGGAGGCGATAAGAAAGCACCGCCTCGCCAACCCCGCCATCACTGCCAAACACCAACTGAGCACTGACCCCAAGGCGATTGAGCGGGAGTTGATCGCGTTCCAGCAGGCGCGAGGGGCCTTGCCTCCCGAACAGGTGCCAGCAAGTTTTTTCGGAGCAGCCCGCAGCAGCCTTCCCGCCCAAGTTCTGGGTGCTGCGGGCAACATTAAACGCGCCGCGCAGGGGACAGCGGTGTGGATGGACTGGCTTCGGCACGGTGGCATTCCAGTAGAAAGGACGCTTGGGGAAATCCGAGCCGTAACTTGCGTGGGGTGCCCGAAGAATGTTGACTCTCCTTGGTACATCGCTGCCGGGGCTGAACTTCTCAAGTCAGCTATCGAGGAATGGAAGAAAGTCACCGGCAGGGAATTCAATTTTGAAACCGCGCAGGGCGACAAGCTCAAATCCTGCGACGTATGTAAGTGTTTGTCCAAAATCAAGGTTTTCGTGCCACTCGAATATATTGTGAAGAACACGAAGCCTGAGATCATGGCCGAGTTTCCCCCGAATTGCTGGATAGTAAAAAGAGGCACTTGACTGAACCCAGCAAGCCGGGTAAAGTGTGGCGTGCAAATTGAATTATGCCTAGAGAATCATACGCCACAAAGTTCGCCCGATTGGGCGGTCAGACGAAAAGCCCAGCTAGAGCCGCCGCGTCGAGAAAAAACGGAAGGCTTGGAGGAAGGCCACGACAAAAAAAGGCACTCCTACACTCCAGGAATAAACGCTCGCGTAAACCATGAACTGCACAGGACGTGGGCGAATATGATCCAGCGGTGCACAAATCCAAACAACACTGGATGGTCCAGATACGGAGGCCGTGGGATTACAGTTTGCGAGCGGTGGAGAGACTTTATGAAATTCGCCGAAGATGTTGGTGTTCGGCCATCCACCAGTCACACGCTCGAAAGAAAAGATAATGACGGACCGTACTGCCCGGAGAATATACGCTGGGCGACTCGAAAAGAGCAGTCTCAAAACATGAGATCAAATCACTATCTTGAGCATAACGGGATGCGGCTTCCAGTTTCGGAATGGGCAAGAAGATTAGGGGTCAGCTACGTGTGTATTCTTTACCGGATAAAGCGGGGATGGTCGGTTGAAGACGCTGTGACGTTGCCCTCGAAACAATGAATTTATGCGTGGCATACGTGGCCGTGGCTGCGGGGCCGATAACCAGTGATTATTGTGCCCGGTTCATTGCAACCTGGAAAGAATATCCTCCAGGAGTTCCAACTGACTTGGTAGTTCTTTGTAACGGAGGCGCCCTGATAACTGAACAGATGCTGATGTTCACTGCCTTGAATGCCAAGATGTTTATACGCTCCAATGCTGACAAAGATATAGGGGCGTACGCTGAAGCTGCACGATCTTGCTGCGCTGACTATGATGCCGTTTTGTTTGCCGGCGAGTCCGTTCATTTTCATCGTGAGGGCTGGCTCAAGCGGTTGTCTGATGCGTGGTCGAAAACAGGTCCGGGGCTCTACGGTCCATTTGCTTCCAATCTGGTACGTCCCCATTTGAACACGACGGCATTTTTTACGTCACCTTTACTTATTAAAAGGTGTCCCGTTGGGATT